ACTTCCTCTACTAAAGTCAAAAGGTAATGGCTTATAGTTGTTATTCTCTGAATTGTAACCTAAAAGTAAATCCTCTTTAGTTGCCCAATTACCATCTCCTAAATTTAATGTATTTGCCATAATCTATTGTATTGAATATAATTGTGCTTGTGCCATATCTTGAAAAGATACCCAAGACGTTAGTGTTTCTAATTCGCTATCTGTTAATGCTGAATCGTAGTATTGTATTTGTTTAGTGTTCCCATAAAGGTTATCAGTACCACAACAATTATCAAAATTTAATTGAACTAAACCAACTGGTGTATTTGCATTTGTATCTGTGGCAACCTCTATTCCATTAACCCAAATAGCAAAATCATTTGCTTTGTATTTTACTGCAAATTTATTAAACAATGTAATATCAGATAATTGTACAGTTAAATCTAATTGAGTTGTAGTTGATACAACAAACAACCTAACACTATTGGTAGATGTTCCATAGCCAAATCTAACTCTATTACTTGCACCATTATTTAATGAAAAGTATCTTGCAGTTCTATCATCAGCCAAAGCACTTATATCAGCAAACAATACACCCTCTGAATCGTTAAACGTATCTGCATCTCCACTACCATTAGCAGTTTCTTCTGAACGAGTAACTGTACTTCCGTTAGTAGGTATGTAAGAAGTTGGGTAAGAACCTTCTTCTATTTGTGCGCCCCAAACCAGTACGTCAGCAGTATCAGATAAACCAGTAACATTAATTTCTCTCAATCCAATAGTTATTCCGCTTGTCGTAGAAGATACTGTTTTATAAACATCAACTCTCTGCCATTCACTTGTTACTCTTACTTTTTTTATATTTGTTCCACTAGCATCTGATGCTCCGTAAACAACAATATCATATTCTTCTGACGTATTTGATTTTACATAAACACTTTTACTTGTTGTCGCTCCACTGCTTACTGTTATATTATCGTTTAAAATAGACATATCTCCACTTGAAGTTCCACTACCTTTATTGAACTGCAATCTTGAAGCGTTTAATGTTCCATCTGGAGAAATAGCGTAGTTTGATGTTAAAGTTGGAGCAACTCCAGTTCCAGCTCCATATTTAGACCAGTTTGAAACACTAAAATCTTCTGAATAAGGAAATAAATTAGTCCTAGCTGGTTCTAAAATATGATGTGGACACCCACTTACAACACCATCAATCAAAGGATAGTTTAATCTTGATACTCCGTTTCCAACTGTTTCTATCAGTCCTTGTGAGTTTATTCTTGTTGCTGAACCACTACGTGAAAAGTCAAAATCCCCTACACCACTTGATGGTAGTACAGAATAAAACTTGCTTCCTTGAGCAGATGGTATTAATGCTAATTTTGGTTTTGCCATTGTTTTTAATTTTGTATGTCTTGTATTCCTATTCTATGAATTGCATCTGCTAAACATTTTACTGCTTCAACTTCTTGCCTATCATTCATATTAAACTGACCTTGTATCATTTCAGTAGATGTACCTATTGAAGATGCAGTTTGTATTGTGTTACCCCACCAAGTACTATCGTATATTTCGTTTGCCATTATTTCTTTTCTTTTTTAGTTAAATACTTTTTCAATTTAACAACGTTTGCTTGTTTTGGTTTGTATGTTGCTCTCATTATAGTACCCATCCATTAAATAAATCGTTAGTGTCTGGACTTATATCCTCGTTTGTATTACTGTTGTACTCTGGGAAGCTATCTTCGTGAAAACTAATATAATCTATAAATCTTCTTGTATAGTACTCTGCAAAGTTTCTTTCTTTGTTTACCAAATAATCTACTTCCTCTTTAGAAACACTTTCTGCATTCTCTGATGTATGTTTACTTATACCACCATTTTTTATCTGATATGCAGCGAAAGGTAAATATTGCATCATTGCATAATGTATCAACATAGGTTGTACATAGTCATTAACTAAAGATAAATAATCCCCACTTAAATTATCAGCAATAATATCAGCACTAATCTTATTGTATAAATCAGTTCCTAAATAATTCTGTATATCTATCTGTTGTGCAATCTTAATGAATTGAATGAACTTGTCAGTATCTACATTCCCATCAAGAATACTGTTCTTTACTAAATCTGTTCTACTTATAAATAATGCAGTTGCCATATTTTATCCTTTATAATTTGGGTGATGTCCGTTATTAGGCATATCCTTTGGTGCTATTTCAGATGTCCTATATTCTTCTCCTTTTGGTGTGTAGCTTTTAGGAATACTATCAACTTCTTTACCTTTTGAAATATACTTTTCTGTTTTAGATTTCAACCTATAAAGGTTTTCAGACCAATAATGACCACAATTAACTCCACCTTTGTATTTAAACAATGAGTAATTATTTCCTTTATGACCAAAAGATTTATTTACACCTTGAAAACTTGCTTCATCTATATCTTCTTTTCTGTAAACTACACCTTTTGATGTTCTTCCCATCATAGTTTTACAGAAGTTTCTTGAATTACCACTTGAATATTTTTCTGAATATTCGTATCTAATCTTGTAAAAACTTTTATCTAATTTACTTTTGTCGTTTGGTTTTGATTTAATAAAGTCAGCTAATTTATTTAAAGTGCTTTTCTTTTCCTTTATTAATTTACTTGCCCAATCTTCTGTGCTTTCATTTTCTTCTGAATATTCTCTTTTTTCTACAAGTTCCCACTCATCAGATATATCCTCTCCATCTAAAGCATCAAGCATTTCATCATCATTGAAACCCTCATTTTCTTTTGATAATTTAACACCAGTTTCTTCTTCTCTTGTTTCCTCATCTACTACATTATCTAACTCTTTAAATTCTAAAGGTTGTAATGTCTTAAAATAAAGGTTTAAGCTAATATCATTGTAAGCTAATATATCATCAAAGGCATTTATTAAAAGCGTCTGAAATGGTCTAATAACTGTGTTATCCATTAACAAAGAAGCAGTTTTTAATTCTTCTGCGTTGTTACCTAATCCACTTGAATCCTTTACACCTAATAACATAGGAGAAACAACTCGGTGCGATACCATAATCTTACGCATACTTTCATCAGAAAGAAATTGGTATTGGTTATGTGCATCACTTAACTGTATTGGTTCTATACTCGCAGCAGTATTTGCATCATCGTTAAAAGATAATATAAACTTACCACTATTAGAACTACCACTAAACTTTTGATAGATTCTGTTTTCTATTAATTGTCTTTGCTCTGGGTCTGGTGTTCCGTTATTGAAATTGATTAACATACTTGGTGCTAATCCATTCATAATATTATTTATATGATAGTTAGATATTTCTTCCTCTAACTCTGCATATTGTAAACCACCTTGATAATCTACTGGAGAATAATATTTATATCCTGCCTTATAAGGTTTTACGTAATATATCTGTATTGCATCATTACCATAACCAAACGCTTGTATTCTTTGTAAAGTATCGTTCTTTTTATAGTTTGCCCAATCTGGGTGCATATAATACGCTTCTATCTCGCCTTTCTCATTACACTTCTCTGCTCGTAATGTTTCAACTGGTATGTGTTCTACTCTTGCAATCGTTTTTCTATCTTTAGAATAGATTACTTGCATAGCACATTGACCCATTAATTTTAAATCAGAAGATAATCTCCTTACACAATCATCGTGAAATAAGGTTATCATTTGTGCATACGCTTCTGGTTTTCTATTGCTATCTGTTGCATCTAAACCTCTACCGAATATCATTTCAGACATTCCGTTTATAATAGCGTTATTTGTTGCACTACCATTATACCTATCAATTAAAAACTGAAAGTAATTATTGTCCTCTCCATAAGAAACAAAATTATCTGTCTTTGTTTCCTTTATTTTAGGACTTGTATAAGTCGATAAATTTAATACTCTTAAATCATTCATATTATAAAACTATATAATCATTATTACCATCTTTTGTTACATACTGATTTTTATTAACAGAATAGTAATCATTGGTATCTTGGTTAATTGTTTGGTCTGTACAAAATACTCTGTCTAAATAAATGACATCAGAACCATTTAAAAGTGTTAAATCATAATACCTACCCTCTTTTAAGTTAAACGCATAAGACAAGGTTAAATAGTCCTTATCTGTAACAGTATTTACACTTGCAGTAGTTATTTCGTTAGTACTATCATCTCTTAATTTTAATGTAACAGATGCAACGTAACTTCTTGGTATTACCTTTATGGTTTGTTGGTTTGTACTTGTAGTTAATACTTTCATATTAGTATATAGTAACAAATACTATTTTTTGTGTGTATTGATAAAAAAGCATAGCTTTTAAAATAAAAAAAGGGTATCCGTTAAGACACCCCTTTAAGATAAAGTAAAAATTTAATTATGCAGTTGGGTCAATCTGAACCGCAGATGCATCAGTAGTAATTACCGAACCAGTTACAAAGTAAGGAGGTGCAGTTTCTTGTGCTACAATAGTTAAATTATATCCACTTGTATCTCCCATTGCTGCTCCACTTGTGATAGAACCACCATTTACTTCTGCTCCGTGTTCTAAACCTACAACAAAGTAGTTTCCATTGTAATCTTCTATAGCTACGTGAGGTCTTGCGTGTGCAATTAATTTTAATTCTTCTTGTGTTGCTTTGTCTTGGAAAGTTAAAGCCATTGTCAAGGTACTTTCATAAAAAGTAGTTCCGTTTTCTCTTGATGAGTTGATTGCAGTTTCTAAAGATGATGCACCTTTTACATCAAATTGAAACCAATCTGGAGTTCCTGCAAATGCAGTAATTTCTCCTCCCACTATTGTAGACGCTCCTAAAGTTCCATAATCTGCAAAGTAAATAGTTTTTATACCACCTACTGCTGATTTACAAGGTACTTTACGTCCAGTTGTTAATGAACAAGCCATATTTTATATTGGTTTTAAATAAAAAAGGGTAGATGTGCATTAAGCATACCCACCCTTTTAAATATTGATTAATTAATTATTATGAATAAAGAACGATGTCAGAACCGAATACGTGTTGTACTCCTGCGGTAAATCTCATTATTACTCTTACATTTTGAGAACCATCGATGTCGCTCATATCAATTACTTTAACTTCGTTTTGGTCGTTTAAGATACCAGTTCCGAAATATAAGTTTGATTTTTGTGCAGCAACCATAGTGTTGTCTCCTAATCCTTTTGCAACAAAGATGTTGATACCATCGAAAGATAATTCTCCTCCGTTGTACCATTGAGTACCTTTGTTATCAGAACCATTTGCTCCGATAGTTGCAGCGAATCCTCCTAATGCTCTAATGTAAGCTCTTGCTACGTTTGAAGAAACATAAAGAGTTAAATCTTCTTGTCCGTAAACAGCAGTTGGGATAGCATCTACTACTTTTCCTAATTCAGCAATTACGTTTCCTGCGTTTACAGTAGTTCCAGTTACATCTACAACAGTTGCATCAGCAGTTAATTTTGCAGTAAATCCGTCAAATTCTCCACTGTTTGCAGTTGCTCCACTCCAAATGTTTTTCTCTGTCTTGTCAGCTACTTTAGAAGCAACGTGAGCAATTACAAATTCAGCAAAAGATGGTGCTAAAGAATCGTGAGCAGAATAACCCATTTGTTCAGCTTCCCAAGAGTTATGTAAATCTTTCTTACATAATTGTAGGTTTACTTGAAACTCGTCTGGTTGTAAAACTGCTTCTGTTAAAGTTAAAGTCCCTTGATTTGTTACAAAGTCGCAAGAAGCATCTTTTACGATGTCATCAGTTGCACCCTTTTGGATAACAGATTTGAACTTTACGTTTGGTAGAATTGAAATAGCACCACTATCTAAAGTTGATGCAGATAATAATGCAGCAGCGATATACTTACCACTAAATTCTCCTGCATAAGTTGATGTTAAAGATACACTCATTTTTATTTAATTTATTTGTTATTAAAGTTTGTTTATTTTACTCATTACTCTATCCAATGTAGACATCTTTCTTCTTGATGCTATATTGAATTTTACTTGTGTTTTAGAAACCTCTGCGTTTGTGTTAATTGGTTCAGCAGCAGGTGCAGATAATTCTTTTGCAACCTCTGTTGGAATTTCATTAACAACCTCTTGAGCAACTTCTGAAAGTTCTACTTCTTCTTTAACTTCCTCTTTTAACTCCTCTTTAGGTTCTTCACTCATTTCTTCTTTAGGTTCTAACATTGCTTTGATTTCCTCAATCATAGATTTAACCTCTGCAAGTTCCTCTTTAGTAGCGTAACCCATTTCTTCTTTTTCTTCTTCTTCTGCTTCCACTTCTATTTCAGCTTCTACTTCTTCTTCTTTAGCTTCTTCGTTTTCAGATTTCATCTCTTTGATAATACCCTCTTCTTCGATTACTAAAGTTTGACCATCTTCTAAAACGTATTCTCCGATTGGTAAAGCAACTCTTTCATCTTCTGTTATGATAAAGATTTCATTACCACCCTCAAATTTATCTGCTTCTAAAACAGTTCCGTTTTCTAATTTCATTTGTTCAAGTTTTACTTCAACTCCTAAAAGAGTTTTTACTTGATTTAACATTTCACTTGGTTTCATATAAATATATAGTATTAAAAAAATTAATTTGTATTTTCGTTTATACTGTCGTAGAGGTTTTACCTATTCCTTGTGCTTGTAAACTACCATCACAACACTTTTTAGAATATGTATTGTTCTTACATAAACAACCTCTTTTACTTGCTCTTGGACTTGTACTACTTGGAGTTGTATTGTTATTTTTTCTCATCTTGTTTTATTTTAGATTCTGCCCAAGTTTTTGCTGATTTACCACCCCATAACAAATATGATATGTAACCACACGCTTCTGTATCTCCAGTTTTGTAATATTCTTCTGCTCTACTTAAATAAGAAAACATACGTTTTATAGTTTGCATACTTATTGGCTTTCTGTCTGCTAATTGTTGCGCTCTTACTTTACCAACTTGTGTTGCACATTTATTGTTTACTTTCTTGTTTAGTTCAATTCCTCTTTTAGCATTGTTACTTACAGATTGAGGATAGTCAGAAAAACTTTCCATTTCTGTTCTCTTACCTTTTTTAAGTCGTTTATCGTTTTTGATAACTGCCTTTATTTGAGATAACATAAACTCTGCTTCGGCTTCTTCTATCGCTGATAGTTCTTCTTGTAAATCTGCAATAGGTTCTTTAGGTCTTTCCATTCTGTCAGCAAAGTAACCCTCAATAGAGAATCCTTTTACCTTTCCAGTTTTAACAAAGTCATTCCAAACCTCATCATTGTTTACTTTAACAGAACCCATCCAAGTTCCTACTGGTACATTCATACCGAACTTTCTTGATTTGTCGTGTACCTCATCTTCAACTATCCAACTTTCTACAAGTGTAAGTCCATTAATTTCGTGGTCGTGTTCTAAAGTAGCTTTGCTTTGATTACCATTCATTAAATACATTTGAGATGCTTTAACAACAGTATCTTTTGAAAAGTATATATAATACTCCTCATCTCCACTTCTTCTATATATAGGTTTATTTGGTATTAATAAAGCACCTACAAGTAATTTCTTTTCTTTATCTGCTTCTGCTAATTCTATAATGTTACTATTTAAGGCAATAAAATCTTCTTCAATAGCAGGATTCTCTACAACGCTAATTGCTTCAATTCCTATTTCATTATTTTCCTCATCTAATATTAACTCAATTATATTCATATTTGTATATAGTTATATTTTTTTTATTTTGTCTTTTATCCAATAGATGCTCCATCTATAATATTTCTATCCATTTCTTGTGCAGTTGTTACATCGTTAGAAACTACAAACGCTTGAATAGGTTTTTGTGTTTGCCCACCTATCGCAGTTGCTAATTGGTTTGTATCACTTGCTCCAACAACATTAAATGCAGGAGGTTGCGATGGTGCTGATGGTACACCTCCACCACTTGACGGAGTTGGGATAGTACTTGAACCATTACCTTGAGGTTTTACACTTTTTATTGCTTGTATGTTTTTTAAAGCTACTGCCCCTGCCAAACTTGCTTGGACAATAGGATAAGCAGGAAATAAAGCAGTAATTGGAGATTTTTGTGCAGTAGAATAAGCATTTTGAACACCCTCTACCCCACTAATAGTTGCACTCGCTATTGCCATTGCTTTTCCTATCTTGCTATCCTTACCTGCCAACATTGCTACTTGATTTAATGTATTTTTAGCATCATTTAAAGTTTGTTGTTTACGTAATTTTTCTATTTGTTCTTTCTTCTTATTTTCCTTAATTTCTACATCTGTACGTAATCCTGCATAGTATTCATAAACTTCTTGCTTCTGTTGTTCTGTTGCTTTTAACTTGTCTAATTCGGCAATCTTTTTTTGTTCTTCTAAATCTATTTTTTCTAATTCAGTTTCTGCTTCTTTTTCTTTTTGCTTTTGTTTAAAGTCATCTCTTACTTTTTGTATAGATTCTTGTCTTGTTTTTTCATCAGCAACTTCTTTATCTATTGCATTTTGTTTTTCTTTTGCTTCTGCTTCTAACCTTGCTTTTTCTTCTTTTCTTGCTCCACTAATTTCAGCAGTAATTGACTTCTGTTGTTTTAATCTTGCAGTTTCTAATTGTATTAACCTTGCTTTTAAATTAGCTTCCTCATCTAAATCAGCTTTAGTAGATTTTGATAATTTGTTTTCTTCTACTTTTGCTTCAAACCTTAATCTTGCAGCAGCGATTTCTTTGTTTGTTATTTCTTCCGAAATCTTACCTGCTTCTTCTAAAGCTATAATTCTATCTTTTGCAGAAACCTTGTCTTTATCCGCTGCTTGTTCTCTTAATTCAGCAACCTTTCTATCTGCTTCCGCTCTTTCTACTATTAGAGTTCTTTCTAATTTGTCTGCTTTTGCTCGTTGGTCAGCTATTTGACCTGCTATTTTTGCTTCCTCTTTTAACTCTGTTACAAGCCCTTTAGTTGCTTCTGTTACTTTATTGATACTATCTTCAACACCAGTCAAAGAATCTATGTAAGAACTTCCTGCTGATTTTGCATCTTCTAAAGCACCTTTGAAATCTCCACTAAACACCTTTTTAAATGCACTACCCAAAAATCCTAAAGTATCTATAATAGCATTAAACCTATTTGTAATATTTTCAACAATTAAGTTTTTGAAATCTATTAACGCTTGTTTAGGATTAGTAAAAGCATTTATTATACTTTCTCCTAAATTAGCCAACATATCAACAAGGTTACCAGTAACAGAACCGATAACACCCATTAATTTAGCAAACTTATTTTGTCCCTCTTCCGAACTTGTAAACGCTGCTCTTAAAGAAACTAAAGCAATAATTAATGCACCAATACCAGTACCGATAATTGCAACCCTTAAAGATTTAAAACCAGTAGTTAATCCCTTTATAGAACTACCAAAATTCTTAATCTTACTAACTGCACCTCCACTAAATTTATCTAAACTATTTGATGCTCCTGCTAATTCTTCATTAGTTTTCTTAACCTCTTTATTAGTTTTAGAAATTTCTGTATTTAGTTTCTCAACGTTCTTAACACCTTTATTTGATTTTACTTCTAAATCAATTATTACTTTTTCTGCCATTTGATTTCTTGTTTTAATGCCTTATATCCATCTTTCAAACTAATAGGTAATTTATTCTTACCTTGTGCAATACGGATATTTTCTGTTTCTCCGTTTGCGTGTTTTAATAATTCTAATATATTTTCTATCATAAATCGTTTAGTAATTCTATATCAGATTTACCATTTTTTAAATTAGTTTTTATTGAGTTTATCTTGTAACTGTTTCCACCTATTACAAACCTATCTGCTAACGTATAATTAAGTAATATTCTTAAAGGTAGATAAGCACTTACTTTCGTTATTCTGTTTGTAGGATTAAAAACACTTGTTATATAGTCGCTATAATATGCTTGAAACAATGTATTTGTAAAACCAGTATCTGTTGGAGAATATTCGTTTTGCTCTTGAAAGAAATTCATATTATAAGAACTTGTCGAAGAAGATAATGCAATGCTATTTGATGGTATATTATAAGTCCCTATCCCATTAGTTTCTTGTGATGTTGTGGAATTTAAAAAAGCTATTCGAGTATTATCTACACCAGTTTGTCTTATAGGATAAAACAATAAAGGTTTACCAAGATAAGATTCTTGATTATCATCAACAGACCAACCCCATTGAGCAGTAGTATTTGAACCTCCATTTTCATCTATCAACCTTTCGTATTTCATTTGAGAAAAAGGAGTTTTAATATTATAGATACTACCATCTAATCTTTCTCCATTTGTATATTCTGATTTACCCCAAGTTTTACCAAATCTTTGTTTATGAAAGGCAGAGAAAAAAGTATCTGTATCTTCGTGTTCAAAGTTTATTTCTCTATATGGCAAAGCAGTATTTACTTGACTTTTACTTACATCTACATATTTAGTTATATCATAAGAAGAGCCAATAAGATAAAAACTATCTAATTTCTTTACAACAATCTCATTTGTAATTTGGTCAACGTATGCAGTTAAATTAAACATCTTAAATAAACCACTTAAGAAATCAATTACCTTTATATCTGGTATTTGTTGTGTAATATCAAAAGTAAATATAGGTTGATACCCATAACTCAAGATTGTATAATATTTAGTTATATCATAAGAAGAAGCAGATGGTCTGTACGATATTTCCCATTCTATCTTTGTGAATACAACAACATTTTCACTTTCAATATAAATAACAGTTCCAGCATATCCGAAATCATAGTTAGTTAAATTTATTGTAGTATCACTATTTATTTCCCCAGTATTTAAAAGTTCTTTACCATTATTTTGAATAGATACACTAAAACTTGAAGTTGTTGATACTTCTAAAATTAATAGTTTTTGAAAGTACTTGATATTTTCTCCTAATAAATTTAAAGTAGAATTATTTGTTATAGAGGATAATGTATTTGCATCAGTTTGATTATTAAATGAATCAACAACAGCTTGACTAACACCAGTTAAATTTTCTACATCTCCTTTCTTTCTATGTAACCACATAAATAATTTGTAGTAAGGTGCATTATAAGTATTAAAGAAATTATTGCTAAATGAGATGCTTGGGTATTTAGTTTCTATTGCTTGAATAATAGAATGTAATCGGATAGCATACTTTAAATCATAATATCCAACACCAGTTATATGACCACTCTTATAATGTAAATTTCCAGCAGTTGTATCTGATGAATGGCTATTATAATGTAACTTTTGTGTATGTGTAATTAATGGTACAATTATATCATTTGTAGTTGGGTCATCTTGCAGAGCATCTCTTACACTATCAGCATCATAAGATTTATTAAAAGAAATTAAACTTGATAAACCAGCTAATGTATCATCTCCAACTAAATCCTTTAACGTAACAGTACTACCAAAGAATGTAATCTTATATGTGTTTGGTTTATTATCCTTTAAATCTACTCCCTCTAATTTTACTCTACCATCTGTAAAAGGTAAAGTGTTTAATTCTATGTTAGCTGGTTTTCTTACCCTTGCATCAAAACCATCTTCTATATCAAAATTATAATAGTGTTTAAATATTTTGTTATTTGTTTTACTCGCTGGTAAAGTAAACGTTCTTGTAAAGTCAGTAAATATTTTACCAATATCTTGAACGTTCTTTATTGTTTGAGTAATAACAACGCTTTCATCATCAAACATATCAACTCTTTCTCCCTCTATGTATAATTGTATTTTCTGCATCTATCGAATGTCGTTTATTACATTAAATGAATTATCAAAGTCAAATGTGTATTCTACTAACTTGTCGTTTAAAGATGTCTTATAAGTGATATTAGATGTCTTAACGTTTATTGGTAAAACTTGTTCTCCTTTATCAGTTATGTTAGTTATCCAAACTTTTTCAGATAGCATCATCTGTTTAAACACCTCGTTGTATTCTTCACTTAAAAAACCACTACTTAATGTAACTGATTCTTTTCCTACTACATTAAAATCTCTGTAAACGTGATTACTTCTATTGTAAGTAGATACGTTTAATATATTTGACTTATAAGATTCTTTCTTTACGTTCATCTTTTCAACTGCTTTCTTAAAGAAATACATATCTTGTAAAGCACCATATTTATTTACAAACGTTACCTTTTTAGGTTCGTATTTACATTCTTGTAATGTTTCTACATTTATAACATCTGTTTTTACTCCATAAGATTGTGTAACAGATGGTTGGTAAATATCAACATAACCACTTGAACCACCAGTTTTGCTTATAACCATTCTCGCTGGGTTTCCATCAGCTTCTTTAGTTCCAGAAATCTGATAGTAAGTCCAATCACTTGTCAAAGTGACTGCTCTTTCAAAATAATCGGTTGAATCTCCGCCTAACTCTTGTAGTTTAATTACACAAGCACTAACTCCTTTAAGCCAACAAGAAACAGTAAATTCATCCCCATCTGTTACATTTGAAATTGCAGTAGAACCTACAAAACCAACACCACTCATTCTATAAGAACTTAATGCAACTGGTGCTGGTATAATAGTTACACCACTTGCAACCCAATAATTAGAATTTGTTAAATCTGTATTTGTAATTAATTCACTACCCACATCATTATAAGAAAGTCGAATTTCATCAACACCACCTATTGAGAAATTATTAAAGTATGCTTGTAAACAAATATTTGGCTCATAGCTTGTAGCACCATCTTGTAAAACTCTCTCCTTAAATGTATCCCAATTTTCATTATCTCCGTATATGGAAACGTATTTTATTTGATTAGAACTTTCCTCATCTTTATAAAAAGTTTGACTTGCTATAACTTCATTATCCTTAATAAAAACAGCAGTTGGATTCAATCCAGTATAAATAGGAACTCTAAATGTATTGTCATCTAAAACAAACAATTTCTTGTTAGAAATCATAGGTGCTTGTTCATTACTATAAGTATCTTCAAAATAACTATAACTATCAAATGCAATAGTAGTATAATCTCTACTTAATAATATTTGGTCAGAAGAATCATAAGCAATAATCGTATATCTAAACCATACACCTTGACCACTATAATTACCATCAAACTCGGTATCTAAATAATCTCTTATTAGTTCAGATATTTCAAACGTTACTCTTGGGTTTCCAGTTGTAGGAACTGTTGCTTGTTTCCTTAAAGTGTAATTTGCAACTCCAGCTACATCATCTAATTCAGAACCAGTCCAAATGAATATACGTAAAAGACCGTAAGACATTCCAGCATAATCAATGCTTTCAAAATGTGGACTTCTTGTGTTTATTATTGCCATTATCTATTATTTACTGTTGTTTTTATTAACTGCTCTACATCTAAAGCAAATGATTCTACTAATTCTTTTGGTAGGTTCTTAAATGCTTTCTCAAATGGTTTGGTAAAAAACAAACTTGGTTTGATACCTTTTTTATATATACTATTTGCTATTGCAAACTGTAAACCTTTTCTACTTACAAACCTACCTTTTTTATCCCTTGTTCCTTTTAATCCTTTTCTAATAACCCATTGACTAAATGCACTTGCAGGAGGTTTTTTATTTGTGTATTTAAAAGGTGTATTGTATTTTTTCTCTGTACCACTTACACCCTTATCTTGAAACACTCCATATTCTTCCATTAAGAAACTTAATTGGAAACTATTTTTAGAAAACTTTACATCGCCATCTAAACTATTGTATAATTTCTTACTACTATTTTTAGAGCCATAAGGTTTACTTCCTTTAGTTAAATTAGTTCTACTTTGTTGTATAACATATTTAGCAAAAGTATTTAGAGCGTTCTGTGTTTCTTTTAACTGCATATATTAATATCATTTTGAATAAATACATCAAACGTACAAGCCCAACCTGCTAACTTATTTTCAAACCTTTCATAGAATGGCTCACAATTAGGAGAACCATCTAATTGGTATAAATCACTATGCAAGTTTCCTTTTCTTAATAACATAGTCAATCTGTTCAGTACTGCTAATTGAGTATTTAAAACATCTTGCTCATTATCATTACCTCTAAATATGTCTGTTGTAGGTGCTTTACTTTCATCTACAATATCCATAGCCATAACAGTAAGGTTAAAAGATAAATACTGTTCTTCTGTAATTACGTTGTTTACAATAATATGCGATAAAGGAAATATAGTTTGTTTAGATAAATCTATTTCTGTTATATCTCCAGTTGTTACTGTATTGACATTTACATCATTAAGTAACTGATTCTTTATAGTTTCAGTAAGTTGGTAAAATCCTCTAATCCCTTGCATCTAAAATTTCTTTTTAATTTGTTTTGCTTCTAATTCGTTTTTCTCTTTTTCAAATGTCAAAAACATTAAACATTCGTGCATTTTTAGTTTGGTAATATCTTCAAATCGTCTAATATCTGATTGAGCGAGAGCATAAATGCTTGAGTACCAACCCCATTTGCTTCCGAATTGAGATGTGCTTGTAAGTCCTCCATCTCCTTGCCCTCCAAAGAGTTCATCATAATTCTGCACAAGTCGTTCCCTAAACGATAAAAAAAAAGGATAGAACCTAATACTGCATCTAATGGCATTGCTTTTAAATGCTCTGTTTCCCCTGCTTCATATTCTTTTATATGGTATCTATTACCCTTTCGCATTTCTACTGGTCTGTAAAGAACTCCCATAGCTTTATCTATGTTATCCCAATCTCCTATGAAAGTATCTAAATCAATGTACTCGCCAAAACTCATTTCATCAAGGTTAGGAATAAAACCATATTCAACACCATCTATTTTAAACGTATTTACTAAACTTGGTCTACTATCAAACATTTCAGATATAATGCTAACAACATTTCTGACATCAGTAGCTTTTAAGTATCTTACTTGTTCTGATTTCAAGTTGCAGAATATCTCAATCATCTTCAGAGATAGTTCTGTTTCTGATAAATCTTTTAACCTTATGTACTCTTGGTATTGTCCAAGTGTAACCTCGTTTAAGTTATTAGGTACTATTAATTCAACTTTCATATATGTATATAGTTAGTTTTTAAATATTTTATTACAAGGTACAAAAAAACCCTTACATCTCTGTAAAGGTTTAATTATTTGTATTTGTGTTTACTTATAGTTGTCTTTCTATAACTGACAAATTAAATCCCTCACAAGCTTTTTTAATTTTTTCGTAAAGGTCATACCCATTTGAATTTGTTGCCGTAGAATAAAAAACCCAACCGTAATAGTAATCTTTTTTCATTCCTATTTTTTTAGCATCTCTCCAATTCATACCACTTGCTCTAACTGAAATAAAGTTTGGGTCTAATGCTTCCTCTTTATGTTCAACTCTAATCTTTACTAACTCACTTCTTAACTCTTGGTAATCTTGTACTGTTTTCATAATATTTGTCTTTTGTTTTTGTTCCCTACAAAGATATAACCTTTATTTGGTTCTCACAAACTTATTAACAAAAAAAGTTAATTATTTTTTATTGGATAGCGTATCTTCCAAAGTTAGGTTTACTTAATACAGAATAAGTAGCGTATCTAACTGCATC